TGGAACACCATCATATGTTTTAAAGTACTTTTTCCAAGTCATAATTTTATCCTAATTCTATTTATATTAACATATCCTGTGTTCATTGTCAACCCTATCCTATCTCTAATTCTCACTTAACGCTTTTAATAGACTATCCAACTTATTCATAACTTTTGCTTGAGATTCAAGAACTGATTTATTTAATTCGTCTTTATTATCACCAGTTGCCGCTGTAGTTTTAAGCAATGTATCTACAACAGTTTGAAATTCGGCTTTCTGTGCTAATAATTGTGCTTCTGAATACTCATCGCCATCTTTCTTGAGTGTTTTTACCAAATCTTTACTCATCTTAGAAAAATCTTTGACTTCACCCTTACTTATAGTAGTTACACCCGATATATTTGTCGTGAAATCTCTTGCAGTTATTATATCATTATCTGCATTGCCAAACGATAATATTCCGCCAGCGAACTCGCCAACTTGTAACATCGTTTTTCCAAACCAACTCATCGTTCTGTCAACTGAAGTTCCTACATTATTGATACTATCTATTAAATTTGCGTTTGCTGTAATTGTATCTGCCGCTTGTTCGGCAAATTTTCTATTTGTTTCAGTTAGAAGTTCCATATTTTTAACAAATCCAGGCATAACCTCGTTCATCGCTGTTTCCATAAGATTTGCGGCCTGTAGTTGTTGGTCTCTGAATTTTACAACCGCGGCATCTTCTCGGCCACCGGCAGATATGCCTTTTGAGATATCAGACATATTTTGTGCTAGTTCATTCATTTGTGCTAACTGAACTAAAATTCTTTCATCTGCTATTGCTAATCCTCTTGAGGCGCCTCCACTATAACGTTCTAATTCACGTGAAACAAATTCAGGCATACTTGTTGCCATAAAACTTTGAAACTGTGCATCGCCACCATTTTGTAATTGTGCCGCGGCTTCATTAACAAATTTTATCATTTCCATTCCTAATGGAGTCTGTGAAGTATCTTGAAATTGACTTGTCAACTGAAACATCTGGTCAGAGCCTGCTCCCAGTCTTGCGGCTAACAAGTCTGTTAGTGGATTATCAACGCCACCCATCATTGACATTGCATTTCTAACTGAATCTTGTGTTGCCCTATCAAGCGTTAATAACATACCCTTTTCAGCAAAGCCTAGGCTATTCTTCAATAATGATGCCGCATCTTCCATTGAAATTTTTAATACATTTGAAGTTGCTTGAACATTAGACATGAAACTATCCATTCCATCTCTTAATTCTCTGTCTGACCTTCCTTGAAGTTGACCAGCGATACGTAACGTGTCTAAATATTCTCCTGCAATTCCGGCAACTTGACCAAATTCTATAGCAAATTCTTCCATTAGTCCGCCTGGACCTCTAGCCATACTATTAACAAAGTCTAACGTACTCTTTACGCCCAATACACCAACAGTTTTTGCAAAATCTTTAGTAAATTCTGCGGCCATACCAAAAGTAAATCCAGTATCACTGACTGTCTTTGCTATTGAAATAAATCCATCATTAACAGAATTAATTCCACCCAATAAACCCGATGTACGAAGTTCTTCTGCAAAATCAAATCTTTGTTCAAATCCAGTTTTGGTTGCTTCTTCAACTGCCGCTATCATTCCTAATCCTGAGGCTAATGCCGCTGTCATTTTCTCATAGGCTTTTGATTGTTTTTCACCTTCAAGTGTTTTTGTTGCCTCTTCTTTACTAAGACCATCTCGCATAAGTTGTTTTAACTGAATTGCTTCTTTTCTTTCTTCTCTAGAATTCTTTACTATTTGGTCAGTCAGTCCATCTACTCCCATTACCACACCTTGAATACCTTTAAGATGTCTACTTAAAACACCTTGAGTTTGAACATTCTGGGCTTGTTCCTGCTTTTGACTTTTAGATACTTTGACTCCATTCTGTCTAAGTTCATCGCCAACTTTCTTAAGTTCTTTTGCAGACAGCGAGCCACCACCCTTTACTGCATTGAGTAATTGAACGATTGAAGCATTTTGTGTCGAAATTTGTTTTAATGTTCCTGCAATTTTCGATGCTGTAGCCTCAGTAGACCACTGGGCAATACTGCCACTTATACCCGAAATAAAAACATCTTGTTCGTCTGCCATGAAAACCCTCTAAATTGTGTTATAAAACTACGTAGTTATTCTCAAAGATAAATAATTAAGATAGTTATGTCTATACTTAATTATTAACTTATTATACTGTATTTATCAAAAGGACAAACAATGAACACCAATGAGAACCCATTATCAAAATATTTCCGTAAACCGGCAATATATGTACAAATTCCAACCGGTGGCAGATTTAATCCAGAAATAGAAAAAACTGTATTGGACGAGTTGCCTATACTTCCGATGACTGCAATTGACGAGATATCAATGCAGAATCCTGATGAACTACTTAACGGTGAGGCACTTGTAAATCTCATCAAAAGTTGTGTTCCGGCAATTCCTAATCCAAGGAATCTATGTAATGTTGATGCTGAACTGATATTTCTTGCAATCAAATATGCAACATATGGTAAAGATATTCAACACACGCACACCTGTTCTGAATGTAAAGAGAAGGCAGATTACAACATAGATATCAATCATATTCTTGAAAAGTTTCCAGATATTACTGAAATTCCAGCAATTGAACATGAAGACCTAAAGATATTTGTAACTCCTCCAAAATTAGACAGTCTAACGAGACTGGCTCTAATTGAAGTAGAACAAGCCCGTATATTAAACAAAATCAAAGAAACAGCAGAAGGCGTTGAGGGTGATGAAGTAGAAATGGCAAAACAATTTGCTATTAGTTTCAGAAAGGTATCAAGACAGAACATAGACCTATTAATGAGTTCTATCGACAGAATTGAAACACCTACCGAAGCCATTATTGACAAAAATGTCATTATGGAGTTTATGGAAAATGTTCCAACCAATATTGTTTCTAAAGTAAACGAGGCAGTAGGCGTTGCAACACCAAGTCTAAAGGATATATCAACGTTTGAATTTACTTGTGAAGCATGTAGTCACAAAGAAAAAGTAACGTTCGAGTTGAATCCCGTAAATTTTTCCTCCGCTGGTTGAAGACTGCCAGCGATTCTGAAGTAACAGAGAAACAAGAGTCTTATAGAAAATCACTTGAATCTCTACACAAAAACCTGTATAAACTCACTTGGTATATGCGAGGTGGCGTTAGTATATCTGAAATCCACGATATGCCCGCCAATCATATAAAGCATCTAAATGACATAGTAAGCGACAACTTTGAGTTGAGCAAATCCGCTGGCGTACCTATTTTATAAAAAAATACAAAAAAAGTTACAAAAAGGGTTGACATCCCTTTTTCGTTGTGTTAGTATGTTCAACATAACTAATACAAATCGATTCAAAAACCATTTTTAATTCTAATACAACTCCCCCAAAGGCTAATAATGATTCTAATAAGGCAAAACATAGTGGAACTGTTAGTCGGGTTGCCGACTCGGGATTGAGGGCGTATATTATACATACGTTCGGATAAGTTGGGTGAACTCCGACACTGCTTCTCGTAAACCACACAGACTGTTTGTAACATAAAACATTTGTTACTCTAAAGGTAATGAATGACTAGTATTTACCGTACAGAAATGTACACACCGCTGGTAGATTAAAAATACTACCAACTTTGATTAAGTTTTATTCTATGTGGATTAATCAGAGTGCCGTTGGGTCGAAAGACGCAATACTAAGTTAAGAGGGAATCGCCAACCGACCTCGCCGTAACTAGCGGCTAACTTAGACATAGAATCTGATGAACTTGACAAGTATCAGCAATTGCCCCATGGATGGGCAATTGTGTCTTCCAAACTGACAAGCGAATAAACAATAAATAATATTTAAATGGAATAAACAAATATCGAGGAAATCTTCTTTGAGTGGAACGAAAAGAAATTTCCGAAGATATTAGGTCTTTAGACCTATTAAAATGAGAATACCATGAGTGAATGGACATATAATAATGAAGTTGTAAATGAATTACCTGAGAATGTTGAGGGATTTGTATATCTTATTACGAATCTTACGAATAACAAAAAGTATGTGGGTAAGAAGTTAGCACGATTTAAGACTACTAAACCACCTCTTAAAGGAAGAAAGAATAAAAGACGTGGTTATAAAGAAAGTGATTGGAGAACCTATTGGGGTTCGTCTGACCATTTGAATGCAGACGTAAAAAAATTAGGTCCAGATAATTTTTCACGTGAAATTCTACACTATTGCCCGAGTCGTGGCGCATTAAGTTACGTAGAAGCCAAAGAACAATTTGACCGTAGAGTACTTGAAACAGATGAGTACTATAATGGTATTATCAATGTACGAGTGGGAAGTTCAAAAATTCTCCAAGAGTACTTACAAAGCCTTAAGAAAAAAGTATAGGCCTCAATAACCACTGATAGATTCCTATCGTATCAATCAATAAGAAAAATACATTCTGTACAATCAGCGGCTTATCTTTAAGTATCAAAAAAACGTAGATAGCAATTATGTGTCCTGTTGCAAATAAAGGAAATGCATATTTAGATTCTGGAATATTCAAAGATATCAAAGTGCCGGCACACACAAACATGAATGTTGCTGACCATTTTACTCTTTCGATTGTTTTTGGTGACATTAGAAATCCCTCTCATATAATATAAGTATTTAGATAAAAGAAAAACCCAGTACCATTTCTGATACCGGGTTTCCCGTCTTACTCCTTTTTGTGCTTTTTACAGTGGTACGTTAAGGTCTAACCCACCCAACCTCTTTGGGTTGAAGCAACAAGCACCAGTGTCGATGAGAGAGGTTTAGAGGAGACATAGGCACTCGTTGATTATATAATATTAACACACTACACCATGAAAGTCAAGCGGTTTTGATAATTTTTTTTAAAATTAACTAATTCCTTCACTTCCTCCCAAGAATTGTAGTAATTGAACTGGTTTCCCTATCTTTTATTTATATAAATATATATGTAGTTAATTAAAAGAGAGGTTAAATATGAGCAATTTATTTGATTCCTTAGTCAGGTACGGTGATGTTTTTTCTTTAAACGATGTACTAGATTATTCAAAATTCCACGAGGGATTACATGAGTTCGGTGATAAGTGGGTTAAATATAATCCTAAAAAACCCATTGAAAGATATGGGTTGAGTATTACTAGCCTAGATGGCAAATTCTCTGGCATACCAGACTTAGACTCAATAGGCGAATACAATAGAGAAAATAATACAAATTTTGGTGAATCAGATTTTACTACGTTAACAGATTTTTGGCCACATGTTGAATCCGCATTGTCAAGGTTCAAGAATCATTTGGGCAGAACCCATGTCATTAAAATGCCTGCGGGTGGACATTTTCCACCCCATAGAGATTATTATGATAGAGAAGTGACTGAGTGTAGATTGTTTATACCAGTTTATAATTGTAATCCGCCTTGTAATTATTTCATACTAGATGACAAAATTTTAAATTTTGACCACGGCAGATTATATTTTTTAAATACTTGTAAAGAGCATACAGTATTCACCACTTCTAATGAATCAATGTTCGTAGTGGCAAATATTGTATTAACGCAAGAATCAGTAGATTTGATATTACATAATTTGCATGTCACCTGATTTTACTTTGTATTCCATGTTTTTATTTTTCGTGAGTATGGCAGATTTTCGATTTTTAATCCATCATATGTACCCCATCCAAATAATTCATTATTGAAGACATTATCGAAATATATTTCTAAACGTTGTTGATAGTAATCTATTTCATCTTCTACATTGTTTGTGAACAAATCTACTAATGTATTGAACTTGCCAATATTCCAATCGAAGGTGCCTAATTCAAATTCTCCAGAAGGTCTAGAATTTAATTCTTGGAAATGTAATTTACCAGTTTTTCTTTCTTTAGAAAATTCTGTAATTAAAATTCTGTTTTTAACAGTTATGTGGTCTTTCAACTTTCTATAAAATTCTTCTACAATAGCAATATCTTCTTCTGGAAAGTCTACCCAAGGATATAGATATAGATACGCAATGTTATTGCCCACCACATTGCCATCTCCAAATTTGCCCATACTATGATTGTATATGTGATACTCGCCATCATTATCAATTAATACATGTTGCTGACAAGTATACTCGTAGTCTATGTATCGTTGTATGAAATCATTTTCTTTTGGTATGTAATCTTTTTTATCAACGACTTTATAATTGGTCCCACCACTATATCCCTTGTCTAGTTTTACTATGATTTTATCATCAATGTTCCCCTCATCTAAGGTAGGTATGTTCATTAATTTACATACTCTGTCTTGTTCTTTCTTTGATGTAAAGAAGTTTAAAGCCCTTTCATCAAATCGGGTCTTAGTATCATAGTGAATAGAAAGTTCATATTCTAATTTAGTACCTGAAAAGTCATCTCTGCAATTTAGAATATATTCTGGTTTAAAATCTAAAGTGTCTATGTAATATTGTGGATTATAATATTGGTCTGGCAGAAGAAATGTGATATAAGGTTTTAATTTTTCGCTTACATTGAACTTATCACCAGCCTCAACTTCAAACATCTTAAAATTGATATCGTACTGTAAGCAGAACTCTACTAAAGTTTCCCATTTTCTACGACCATTCAATATAAGTATATTTTTGGGTAATAGACTTTTATCTACGCCATCTGCGAATTTCATTTAATTCCCGATAATGTAAATCTATTAAAGACGTTGAGTTCTAATGTGTTTTCGTATGATATTTTGCTGAGAGGATATTTGCCTTTAAATTCTTCCAGGGACTCACAATTGTTTATGTGGTCGTCAATTACGAGATTGTTGCTTTGCATAATAAGTTGTGTTCCTGGTTCTACTTTATGATACCAATTTGTAGACATATGTTCGCAACTAAGATTAATGATAGTATCAAACTCCTGCCACCTATTGAAATTTGGATCCTCTATGTTTGCACTTTTATGTCCAAGATAATTCTTAAATGTGTAATTGAATCTACCACTTACTTCTCTGCATCGTGTGTCCATGTCAACTTCGTAGAACTCTATAGATGGATATTTTTCAACCATCACACGAGTAAGAAAGCCTAACCAAGAGCCAATGTACAATACTTTATTAGCATTGTCACTTATGGCATCAAAGGCTAGACTTGCTTGTTTTTTACTTTCGATTTGATTTGTATGAAATGCATCCCGCACTTCTTCGATAGTGAGATGCTTGGCAATCTCCTTATCATAAAGCATATCTAAGAATTTTGGAATATAACTTTCTATACAAATCATTTTTACATGTTGTTCTTTTTGTCTTGGATTTCTTTTCTACGAACCTTTGTAAGTTTTCCGATATCGCCTAGTGCTTTTCTGGCACGTGCCGCTGAGGCTTTAACGCCCTTTTCTTCAAACTTAGCGTTTTCCGCTAGATACGTTTCCATTGCTTCTACAATTTCTGCATTTGTACTCATATATTACTCCTGTGTTTTGTACATGGTGCTTTCCTCTTCGTGAGAAAAACTTGTGAAACCATTTTCTTTTATTACATTTAGAACGCTTTCTACACGCCCTTGCAATTCGTCTTTGTGTGAAATCAAATACACACTTCTATTTCCATCTCTTGCCATTTTCTTAAGAATAGCAAGTGATGATTCGACACCGTTTGTGTCCATTCCGCTATCTATCAATTCATCAACAAATAACACGTTAATTGTGCTGTACAATGACTCGAATATATCACGGAAACTCCAACTTAAACCTAATATAAGTCGATTTCTTTCACCTCTACTTAGGTTATCAAAGTCTAAATCACGCCCTAATTCAGTAATTTCTACTGTTAAATCACTCTGGAATACAACATCATGTGGTAATCCCAACTTATCTAAGTAGTGTGCTAAACGAGAGTTTAGATAACTCAAGTTCTGGTCTATAATCTTTTTACGTATAAAACTGTCTTTGTTAGTTAGTAATTTTAATAAGAATTCTTGATGTTCCTGTAAAGAAACTAATGAATTCATGTGGTCATAGTCTACATCTTCTAAAGCACTGTCACGCATATCTGCTATTTGCTCTGCGTATGGGTCTTCAGTGTTCTTGTTTAGTTCTATTTGCTCTCCTAATTTCTCTACAGACGTTTGATGTTCATAAGCATCAGATAATGTCTGATAGAAAGTAACAGGTTTCTCACCAATATCTCCAATGCTTTCGATTAGAGTGTTGTGTTCGCCTAATGAAGTTTTGTTAGTGGCCAGTTGTTCTACTGCTTCGGTCTTCTGTGTATTTTTGTTTGTCAGTATTTCCCCTTGTTTGTCATCGTGAATTTCTTGACCACAAGCATGACATTTATGTTCTTCAATTAGTTTTATTTCGTTATCTAATCTTTCTATTAATGTATTTTGTTTTGAATTGTCAGCCTCGATACTATTAATCCAAGAAGTAGCAGTAGATTTTGCCGCCAAATTTTCATTATATGTAACTAGTAAAGCATGGTTCTTTAATTCACTTTCAATATCTACATGAGATAATGAATCAAGTGCAGACTCTAATTCTTCTAAGTCTGCTTGTTGTTTGTTACTCCAAACTTTCTGTCTGCGTTCTATATCTTTGATACTTTTAAGAATACGAGCATTCGTATCTTCTTTGCCTTTGAGTGCGTATTCTTCTTCTTTGATTTGTTCTTTTGTATTCTTTGCAATCTCTTTAAGTGCTTCTGCTTTGCGAGAGAGTTCTGTAATTCCTAGAAGTTCTTCGATAAGTTCACGTTGGTCACTTGCACGTAAAGAAAGGAATGGCTCGGTGTAAGTATTCAATGCAACAATGTGTTTAAACATTGAGTGAGAAAGACCAATGATACTTTCTACTTCTACTTGTGTCATTCGCATTTCACCTTGACCTGCGTTTTCTACATTATTATCACCGAGTTCCATACCATCACGCATGAAATGAAATACATTAGGAGAACGACCACGTTCGATGCGATATTCATTTCCGTTGTATGTGAAATCAACAGTAACCATCATACCTTTTCCATTGGTTTTGTTGATTAAATTATTTTGTTTAATGTTTGTTAGTGCTTTACCATATAGTCCATATGATAATGCATTGATTAATGTGGTCTTACCAGTTCCGTTACGAGAACCATCGCCGCCCAAATCAATGTTATTGCCCAAGACTAAAGTCAGTTCGTCTTGGTTTAATGTTACCGCTTGGGTGACATTTCCCACACTCATAAAATTTCTTATTGTTATGTTCTTAATTACTAACAAACTCATACCTCTCTTGCGTAAGTTCCTAATTGTATTGGGTCAATCGATAATTCGTTGACATTAATATACTCTGGTTGATTGATAGTCCATACGACTAACTCTGCTATATACTCGACATCAATCAGTTTTCTATCAGGATGTTTTTTCATTACGCTTGTTGTTGTTAAACTTCCTGGTGAAATTAGTGTTGTTTTAATATTACTACCACCCATTGCTTTATAAGTTAAGTCCCTATTGTACGCCTTGAGTGCTTTCTTTTCTGTTGGGTATCTCCAAGTTCTGCCTTTTACTCCAGTATCAGCAGTTGACCCAATGTTTATAATATGTCCTTTTCTATTTGCCTCTTCCATTGCATTATATACAGATTCAACAATCATAACTTGTTGAAACTTCCAGATTGCAGAATTATTAATGAAGATATCAAACTCGCCTTCGATATACCTCTCTGCCAATTTTTTCTGACTCTCACTGGTATCTAATTGATAGCCATTACTTCTGCTGGCTGTTTCATATTCGATATCGGGCATTGTGTCAAATAGATTACACATAGCCTCACATAAGCCGTACTTACGACTCCCAGTAATTAGTATCTTTCTCATAAATTATTATAAATTTCAATAAGAACGTTCTTGTCAAAACTACCATTATCATCTAGTGATGCTAACTGTGAAACGACAATCTCGTCTATTGTTTCGAAATGTATTTCAGCACCGGTATCGTTTTCATGTTCATTACTTTTAACTGGTACTAATGTTACATCTCGTAACTTGTATGTTTCTACAAATGTATCCTTAATAAAATTTGCTTCTTCGTAAGAAATATCTATATCTAATGTTATTTTTACGTTTGTTTTTGGTAATAGATATTCATCTGGTGCATCTAATAACTTTGATAGTGCAATCGTTCTGTATTTTGGTGCATCTTTCCAAGTGAAGAACTCTGGTTCTTTATCCCACTCTAAGTACATCCATCCTCTATCATCGTCCCAGTTGTCTGAGAAGTTGTGAGGGAACGCATTGCCAATATAAATTACATTGTCTTTTACTTGACGTTTATGAAAGTGTCCAGTGAATACATAATCTTGGTTTTTAAACATACTGCCCTTTAGTCCGCCGTGGTCGGGCATTTCAATCATTGCGTTGAGTTGAAATGTAGGTAACTCTAAATGAGCAAAAATGTATTTTGATTCTATTTTAGGAACTTTTTTCCATTCATCGCCGACTAACCACGGAATAATAGCAACATCGCCTTGTACGAGTGTGTCTCTTACTAAGACTATATTAGAAAGGTCGTCAATGAATTCCATAGAATTCACATCACGGGTTTCACGATAGAATAGGTCGTGATTGCCCAAGATGACATAAACTTTTTCGAATGCTTTGCTTAGTCTACGTAGACCAGCAAGACTGTATTTCATCGTTGATATGTTTAGACTTGACCTGTTATGATGCCAATCACCTAAGAATATACAAGTTTCGCAATCTCTTTTCTTGGCGTCCTTGATGAACCAATCAATGAAATCTAAACAATCTTCATTGTGTTGTTTTGCGTTGTTCTTTAGACCCCAATGGATATCTGTAAAACAAGCGGCCTTTTTGAATAGGTTATTAGTCATTGTCGGCATAAATCTCTTTAATGGTTTCTGTTGGAATAGCATCATCTGTAATTTTTGTTTTTACGACTTTCTGCCAACGCTCCTGAGATTTCATTTCGTGTGCCAGTTGTCTTGTCCAACTTGGCGCCTGCCCTGCTTTTTCGAGCAAGTCATCACGTATGCCTTGATTTTTCTTTTCTATGTTGAGTACACGAGTGAATGAATTGTTTACTACTGTTGTGTAGTAAGCAAAGGGATTATCACTCTTATCTTCGTTAAATTGTAATCCAATCTGTGCTAATTGTAGTAATGCTTGACCACGCATTTCATCAATGTATGTATATCCTCGCCAGTTAGACCTCTGAGAATAGCGTTCTACTAACTTGATGTACATTGTTGCCAATACGGCTGTGATTTTACCAGCACTTAAATCAAATTCTTTCTCTTTGTTATAGTGTGAGATACCCACTTCGTTAATCTTTTTGCCTGTATATGTATAATGTTTAAATGCAGGAAATGGTAATTTTACTTTGTGGTCTGCTGGTGTCTTTGGATTTGCTTTACGACCTGGTTCATCAGGTATGTGGTCAAATCCCATTACACGAAATACAATCTCGTCTTCCGTAAAAGAAGTAGGGTCAACTTCAAAATCTACCTGTTTCTTCTTTTTATCCTCATTAGCATCCCAAGCCAATTTTTGCAAACGTTTTGCTTTGTTTTGTCTTGCTTGTTCTACTGCATCTGGGATTTCTTTAGTTGAATACAGTATAATATCATGCTGGTGATGTTTATCTCTATCTTCAAACCAACAATAGTTTGACTTAGAGATATGTATCTGTTTCAACATATCCTTGTTATTTAAGTAGTTTTGTCGTCTTGCCATAGTCTATTCTCCTAATATTACAACAATTATAACATAAAAATCTAACGGTTGTCAACCATATAAACACTATATATAGTAAAAATTTTCTATTTCAGAAACTTCGCATATAATAGAACGATAAATACTGTTATAAAGATTTAGGAGTAAAAGGCATGGCAAGTCCATATTTAACGAAACAACCAGTATACTTAGAAGACCCTAGTGGTAGATTCGACAATATTTTACCGTATGCAGAGGAACGTCTAGACAAGATGAAAGACTTTGAAGGTCCCCAAAGTAGATATACCACTAAAGAAGCAAAGAAGAAGTTGAGAAAAACAAGACTTAATTTTCCGTATACTCCAACTACTTCTATAATCAATAGTGCAAACTATTCGTCTTATGACTTGACACATAGTAACTTTCAACAACGTGCGTTTGATAGTCATATGAATATGGAAATCAACATAACAGCACCAATGATTGTAAGAAGTGAAGAAGAAGCATTGTATGTATATAAAGCGGCAACATGGATTAGAAGTACGATGAAGATGTCTTGGAAGAATGATGTAGACCCTGGCATGCCACCACCGATATTGCGATTTAACGCACACGGAATATATGAAAATGTGCCTTGTGTTGTTCGTGACTTTACGTGGAACTTAGACTCAGATATAGATTATATAGAAATACAAGACCCAACATCAGACAAATTCAAAATAATGAGAGTGCCAGTTACAAATATGTTTGTATTGACCTTATCTGTTACTTACTCACCTAAGAGTATAAGAGACAATTTTAGTGTTAAAGATTATCTTACGGGCAATTTAAAGGACAAAGGCTATGTATAAAGAAGAATCACCATGGAATAGAACAGGAATCATAGACGATACTGTACTAGATATAATGAAAAAGAGATTTATCTATAAAGACCCATTTGATGAATATTACACGATACCTCAAGAATTTGACGAACGTCCAGATTTGTGCAGTTATGAGATGTATGGAACTGCCAAGTATTGGTGGATATTTGCTACTAGAAATCCAGATATTATAATTGACCCTATTAGAAATTTTTCTGCAGGAATCGAGATTAGAATCCCAAGCAAAGATAACATAGCAAATATGGTGTAAAATAATGGACAATACTATTTCGGCTACGTTAAAAGATGTTGTAGATAAGCATGAAGGCTTCTTAGAAAATCCTCTTGATGTCTATGATTCTTACACATACACCCTAGAGTGGTTTGTATGTGACCGTAAAACAACAAGAGCATTTCAAGAACAAGAAGCATTTGATATGGAGACAATCGTCTCAGACGGATGGCCACGTTCGACGGACAATGCCATAACAATAGCAAAAACTGGTGTTACTACCGAATTCACAGTGGCAGATTTGACTGTAGAGGCTGTTGGTGTGGGTAATGGAGATTATAGTAAGATTGCCGGAACAGCCGATAAGTTAAGTTTCACTGTTACCCAAGTTGGCAATACAAGCCTAGCAAACAGTTTACAAACTGTGGTTGCATTGTGTGGATTCAGTTCTATTACTGATGCTGAATATTTTATTAAAATAAATTTCGTAGGTCACGGCACACATGCGAAAAAAAAGAAACTTGCACAAACAAAGGTTATACCATTTAAAATCGTAAATTATCAAAACTTAAATACTACAACTGATGCAAGAGGAACAACAACGGTCATTAGTGGACAAGTTCCGGCCGATAAAGTTGTAATGGACACTGATGTTGCGAAGACCCAACATGGATTCAATTACGAAATAGCCAATAATTTAGAGGTATCATTGAACAAATTTTTTGCAAGATTAAACGAGTCTATTAAAGATAACGACCAGGCGCTTCTTGAATCTATGAAACACACATATGGTTACCAGTTCTCTGAGCGAGTTAAAACTTTAGGATGGGATAAGGGTAGCATGCCTCCAGACCATTCACTCAATGTCAACAAAAACATGGTTGCGAAAGGTGAAAATCAGGCTAAGGCCTCTGAGGGAATTTTGCCTGGAAGTCATATCTATAGTATTGTAGAAGAATTGTGTAATGTATCTACGTTGATTAAAAAAGAAATTGCGGCAGACAATCCAGGATTTACAAAAGTTCTAAAAATAACTCCACATTTGATGATTAAACCAGATGGATATAATCCAGTCAAAGGAACAGAAGCATATGATGTTTTATTTTTTATAGACTATGAAGAAAAAGTTGTTGTTCATAATATGCCAGACCAACTAAACAAGATAAGAAATAGTAAAAAAATGGTCGAAGACATGTTTGCAAATGGACACGTAAACAAGAAATACGAATATCTGTTTACTGGAAGAAATGACCAAATATTAGATTTCAATATTTCATTAGACGCAGAACTAACAAAAATATTTTCAACACCAGATGATATTTGGGCATATGAGCATTTTAAAAAAGAGGGAAATCAGAGTATAAGACTAGATGAACATCATCAAGAACTTGTTGACAAAGCGAAAAATAATTTTGAGAAATCAAATGAAGAATATTTAAAACATCAAACAAGAGCAGATAGTTTAAAAAAAGAATTAACAAATTTACAAGATGATTATAGAAATAAAATAATAACGGAACTCTCAAACCAGCGAGGTGGTTTATCACCTATGGCAATAGAGCGTGCCTTTGGTGACAAATCACTAGAACAATTAATGAATGATTATTCTGTAGTAGATGAGGAGCCAGACAAACCTGGACCAGTAGGCTTTGCAGCCGCGGCAAAAAATAAGAGTAAGTCAAACTCTGAAATGATTGGCGAGTTGAATATTACTCATATGAAATCAAATTTGAGTAAAAAAGAAAAAGCAGTTGAAGAAGCACAAGAAAAAGCGAATAAATATGAAGGCGTGGCACTTACAAAAGAAAAATTTGCACAAGACGAATATTCAAACGCTATTGCTTCTAAGTTGAATACGAACAACCTAAACTTTCAAGATGTAGGAAGCAAAGTATTCACTGACATTCGAGATATAAATCCTGACGGCAAAAATCTTATACTTGCTGAAGAACTTGGAGAAGATTTAATAAATCGTCTATCCAATTCAGATTATGAAATTATACTTAAAGCACAAGCAAATAATCCAGTCACATTCAGAAGATTAATCCAGGGGATGGATGAAGATTCTAAACAAGTCGCTATAAGTAAAGGAGATGAAACAGAGATTGAGTTAGCGAGAGAAAAATATTACGAAGCAAAGGGTGGTAAGTTGAGCATGATATATGCAGATATGACCATCAAGGGCGACCCTTTTTGGTTAGAAGGATATATACCACCAGCAAAAGAAAAAGAAGTTTTTGGTGATAAAGGCAGTGACTTGAAATGGAATATACATTCAAAACTTAATGGATTTCCTTATCTAGTATTAAAATCGGGTGTCGCAAAGGGCGTTGACGAAAATGAAAACATTAAGACTAGAACACTTGTCTTTAGTTTATACGCAGTAAGAACAATCACGAGTAATTTTACGAATGGTATGTTCACTCAAAACTTAAGCATGGTAAAATGGACCGAAGCAGAACAATTTACATCTGAGGCTGGTGAGAAAGTTGGAATGGTTGAAGTTGAAGGGAACACAAATTCGCCAGGACATCCATCTGACCCAGAAGGAACTCTATATAAATCTTCTGATATTCCACCTGTTGACTTAGATGGTGCTAGTAATGTCGATATTAATGGAGACCCTATTACAAAAAATATAGACAGTTATACTGATGAAGAGAGAGCAGAAAAAATCAATAATTTCACTACCTTTGATGAAGACGAATACAACAAATTCAAGGAAATGACACAAGAAGAAAGAGAGGCGGCATGGGCGGCTCAAGAGGCCGAAGAAATAAGAATTGATGAAATGGAAGAGGCTATGAGTTCTTATGGAAATAGAACTGGACCAGGACAAGAACCAATTACTACTGCGCCAAAAAACAGGCTTAATAAGAATGCATCGCGGTATGTAGATGAACACGCTGATACGACCGACGATACTATAACAGCACAGAGTAGTATGGTAGGACACTTTAATCCAACTGTTGATGCGATTGTAAGAAATACCTTGGCAAATGAAACTTTAGACCAACTTCCAACATTGCACAAAACATGTGAATCTCAAAGAAAAGGCGGCCAATTGCCTTTTACTGCATGTGATATTATTAAGGACAGTAATAAAAAGAGGTTAGAATCTCTTGGATTAACTATAGAAGACCAAGGAAAACCAAGTGCAGTAGCGGCAATGAATACACAAATAAATGATTGGATATCAAATGATGGTGTCACGTTTTCAGACGAAGAAATTGCAGTTTATCAAATCGCCGCAGGTGGCGAACTGAACATTGCCGGCCATGACCCAGACGATATACAGAAACTAGTAAAAAGAGCAACATTTGAGAGAACTCCAGAAATTATTTTAGATGAACAAGCAAAAGGTATCACAGCAGAAAATTATTATACTGAATCTGGTGTAGCAAATAATAGAATATTAGAGGAGTCAAAACCCCTTAATTCTGAAACAATAAAAGGAACAGAACTAAACACAATAACAATACAACCATATCAAAAGTCTGATGGGTCTATTAAAACGTCAGAAGATTTTGAAGCAGAATACGAGGCAATAAAAAATGATTCTAGTTGTGTTGGTGCATGTAGAACTGCAAAATATCTGAAATTAAGCAAAATTGAGAATGATGCCTGGAAAGCCCAATATGAGTTGAATAGAATCGAAGAATCAAAAGTTAACAAAATAGTAAAAGAGTCTTGTCCTGAGGGCACAAAGAACAAAATGAATATTAAAAATAGAAAACTGGAATGTGTTCCAATTCTTTCAGACAAGTTAACTGATAATGAAATGATTGATGTTGAAGTATTAAAAGAAGAGATTAATAAAACACTTGAAGAAAACTACTATAGTGAATCCGGCATAGCAGAAGAAGATGCATGGAAATCCAATGCAGTTGAATTAATAGAAACTGAACTAAAAAACGAAGACTTAATCATTACAAATAAAGACAAAACTGCAATGAAATTTGCGGTAGCATCTAAGATTAATAATACTATGGCGCTAAATGAACTATCGGACAACGACTATCGCAAAATTCAAGGATTAGAAACAGGGATTAGCACAGTAATTGCGGCGGCAGAAGACGGACATCGTGGCGATTTAACTGAAGCCGTAAAGGTTGGTAACCTTCAACACGAATTGAATACCTTATCAGCAGATGTAACTGCATCTAATACAAAACTAGATGATTATTATTTTGACTCATCTCACCGAGATATAGAAGTTAAAAATCTAGAAGAACTTGAATTAGAGGTGGCAATTGCCGACCTTTCTCTGCCAGCAGAAAAAGTAACTGAGGTGGCGACTATAAAAAATGGCAACAATACAGACATTGTTCAGATAAAAAATCCAGTTGAACAGATTGCGGTTGAAAACGCACCAATCTTGATAAAATCTGGCACCGATACTATGGATATTATATTACCTGGAAGTCTAAAAGACAAACTAGAGGGCGCCGGTGTTGGTTGGGATTATGCAATGGCTAATCCTGAAAAAATATCTCAATATCATGAGGCTAAAAAGATATATAAAATACTGATGAGAACTCAGCCAGGAGACATGACTACTGTGACTGATGATGCAGGAAGAGATATAAAAGTTAAAGATTTTAGTAACATTGGACCGATTACATACACAGATGCAAATGGAGTTTCACAAACAATTAGTAATCCTAGTACATATTTTGGCATACATACAACTACATACAATGATATGAATCCAACATATTTAATTGATTATGATATTTTAAAAGGAAAGGTTGCAGACTTGTTTCCAGATATTAAATCAGGACAAAAAAGTCAAATGATAGATGGCAAGTTACCTAGAGATAAAGATGGCACTCTTGTGATAACTATATCAGCCGATAAATTTTATATTGACAAGTAATAAAGGAAGTTAACTATGGCAAAAGAAGGAAAATTAGTTGGACAGTTTAGGTCTGCCGCGGCAAACCAAGCATCTCCTATTACTAAGAAATTAGGTAAAGGTATATTTAAAGCAATAACTGTAACAGAAAATTCAAAGGGCGAAAAATTTATTGACCCAACAGGCCAAGGTAGAGTCGCCGCATATATTCCTTCATTAGGTGAAAATGGAGAAGACCCAAGATTTTTTAGACACGCACAAACAGGTGCATTGTTTAATGTTCCAGACAAAACAGGTATTACACTTCTCGTCTTCTTTGCTGATAGTGGCAGTTCAACCGAGGGATTTTGGTTTGCAACATCGACTGATGTAGTTGATATAGTTAGTGGTGGTGCTTCTGGAAAAGCAAAACCTGAAGAAGGTTCCGCAATCGGCACAGGTGTTTTTGCTGATGTACCAACAATGAAAGTTCACAAAACCCAAGATGACGTAGAACTGGATGATGCGACATTACCAAACAGTACAACAAATAAGAATGTTGCTGACCAAGGAACATATACTGATTCTCTAAGAGGAACAACAACTACAACCCCTCGTAGAGATGCCGCATATGGCGAAACACAGCATTCTAAAGTTATGGGAATTAAATCATCAGGTGGGTCTTCTTTATCTATAGATGATGGAAGTGTCGGTGATGATGGGACAATTCATCCTGAGCAAATAAGAATAACGACTTCTTCGGGTGCCGGAGTTATATTAGATGGCGGAAATGATTTTATTTACGTTGTTAACAGTTCTGGTTCTGGATGGGTAGAGATTGGGGCAAGTGGCGAAGTTATGGTATACGCAGAAGGCTCGTTAAATATGAGAACTGAGAAAGACTTCAATGTTAGAGCAGACAAAAATATAAATCTTGAAGCAAAAGAAAATATTAATATTAAGAGCATCGAAGGAAATACTAAAGTTAATTCAGATAAAGAAATACATTTACGAAGTAAAGGAAATACAATGTTACAGACCGAATCGACTCTTAATGTGAATGTTGGAATTAATGGTTTTATAACAACAAAAGGTGGCAAATTGCACTTGAATGGTCCAATTGCACCAGAGTCAGAACTTATTCTAGTTACAGAACATCCAGATATGCAAAATTTAACATGTACAATAGTTAAAGATACTATTGTATCTGAAATGCCAACACACGAACCTTTTGTTAGACCTCATTCTAAAAAATTATCAACAAGCCAATTTGCAATAGATTCCGCTAGTAAAGATGGCAAAGATAAAGCGGGAATACAATAATGATATACGATAAACGAAAAGGTTCATTACTAAATTACATTCAGTTACCATTGCATGTTATAACTGAGAATGGTACATTCTTGGGAACAGGTTATGATGAAAATGATAAACCTACATACATACTGTCACATGTAAAAGTAAATTTAGAAAACGTAAAAGATTTAACATTCTCGACAATGAGTAAGAATGCAATTATATTAGATAATAAACCCACACTCACAGTTGAAAATAATGTAGTTGGATATAATTATAAAATATCTGACACTGAAGTGAACTACGGTTATATTACGGTTGCATCTACACGAATAGATATCACAACTAATAAAATAACAAAAGGAATGGCAGATTTTATCTTAGAGAAACAATTAAGAAATATTGGTAATGTATTAGAAAAGTTTATTACAGTAAAAATATCACAACCACATTATGATGCACTCTTATATCATTTCTTTAATGAAGGCATTAGTACTATAGAAAACAGTTCAATTATTGCACTTATAAATGCACAAGACTGGTACTCAATAACAGACGAAATCCAAAAGAATATAAAAGAGAACGGAAAAGTAAACGAAACATTAGCAAATCAAAAGATAAAAACTGCTAAATTGTTTAGTTTTGTTCCGGGATTTTAACGATTTGCTATAACTTTATCTGCTAGACCAAATGCTACTGTTTCTTCTGCATCCAAGTAGTTATCACGTTCCATAGCCGCAGTCAATTCATCAAATGTCTTACCAGCGGTATTATGAGTTACATAAATTCCAGTCAATCTCTCTTTCATTTTCATAATCTCATCAACTTGAATCTTCATATCTGTTGCTTGACCACCAGCACCACCACTTGGTTGATGAATCATAGTGCGACTGTTTGGTAGTACGTGTCGTTTTCCTTTAGCACCCGC